CTTGGCACACTTGGCACACTCTGCTACTCGACGCGCGCGACCTTTTTTTTATTTTTGAAAACTTTTTTGCCCAAAAATCCTACTATACAGTATATAAGTAAATATGAGACGTCCTAAAAAATCTAAATACAAATCAGTAGTAATTAAAAAGAAAAGATATTACTTCTACAAAATTACGTGGGTTGATATCACGGGTGATTCTTCGCATTCAGATTTACATACATCACTTGGCTTTATGCCATCTGTAATGATTACTCACGCTTACTTATTAAACAAAGATAAAAAAAATGTTAGAACCTTTGCAAGTTATGAAGTTAATGATGAATTATTTAGTGATAGAAATGTATTTCCAAGAGGGTGTATAGTTAAGATGGAGAAAATAAATGAAAAATAAATTTGAACAACAACAAATAGATTTAAACGAGAGTTATAAACAATCAAAACAAAATAGAGCTGAAAGAAATCCTACATTGACAAAGAATATGCCCAATGTAAAATGGAAAGAAATACCACCAGTGCGTGGTCCTAATCCACAAGGAGTAAATTATGGAAACATTAAAAAGAATAAAAGCTAAAGTACACGAGTTTTATTGTATAGCTAATGAAGCAACTAATCGGGTTCAGGGTTTGACTCTTGTTCTGATTTTACTTGTTCTTTTGTTGGGGTAACATCTTTCATTTTATCTTGGTAGAAAGAATCAAACTCTTTAATTAAATCTTCTTTAGACATATTATCTAACTGAATGTTTACATTAGTATTAATGTTTTCATTCTTGTAATAACCCATAACTTTACCTCTGTTCTCTTCAGCTCTTTGAGCTACAGAATATGTAGAAGGTTGCGCCATAGATACATTTTTAATTTTACCTAAGTCTTGCATATGAATTGATTTGTTTATTCTAAATCTCATCTCTTGCTCTTTCTCTAACTGGTCAATATACTTACCAACCAAAGGGTACATTCTTCTGTTTAATAAATCAGATGCTGCTTTAGTAGCTCTAGTTTTATATCCTGCCTCAAAGGCACATTGAGTATTATTCTTATTGCCTCTCTCCCACACATACAATTCTGCAAATGTTTTTTGTTTTTTAGTTAATGCTCTAGCTGGTGGTCTTCCTCTGGCCTTCTTTGTAACTTCTGTCATACGACGTATTTATAGCAAAAAAGTATTCATTTTGCAAAATAAGTCCTGTTTTTGTCCTGTTTTTATTTACTTCTGTGTCCTGTAATATATAACAAATCCGGTGAAACCAGAGAGCAAATTTTGGAAGTTAGTTAAGAAGAATACACCCAAGATTCAGTGGACTAGACTGGAGTCTTGGGCATCCTTTGGCGTGCCAGATCTATTGGGATACAACGATTCTTGTGGTTTTTTTATGGTTGAGCTTAAGATAGCTAACGGCAACAAAATACACTTCTCACCTCATCAAAAATTGTTTCATTTAACTAGGACTAAACGTGATTTTATCCTTGTTTACCAGCCTTCCCTTAAGCTGGTAAAATTATACGAGAGTAAATCGATCCACGGTCTGCTTGTAGACCATCGCGAAACACCTTCCCTCGCAATGAATGATTGGGACCACATTCAGCGCTTGTTGCTCGAGTCCTCATCGGATGCTTGATCGCTGCTTGCTTGCTCGCTACCCTGCTTGTCAGCTTGCTCGCTCGCTCGCTTGTCCGCTTGTTCCTTCTGAAATTTTTTCGCGCGCTTGCGCATCTCTTCATAATATTTTGGATGTCTAAAAACTAACATAGTTTAGAATCATTCTAATGTGCGAGATATGCAACGTTTTTAATTTTCTTATCCCAGCAAGCCCGGCAGCTCTTGCACTCGTTGTTTTGTTTTGGAGCGGGGCAGGTTGCTTTTTTAGGATCAGTCACGACGGTG